AACGGGTATTTTTCAGCTAATTTTGCAAACAAGTCATTGCCCATAAATATTGTTGGAGATCCTTATGTATTCAACCACGGCGTATTTATATCAACAAATTACCAGAGTATTATTGATAGACACTGCCGACGGCGAAACTTTCACTTATAGGTATGACCCCGTGTACGCAAAACAATTAACAATTAACAAAGGCGTTGACAATGTGCTGTTGTTTGAATTCATAAATCAAGAACAAAAACCTGTCAACATAACTGGAAGTACATTCCTGTTCCGTGTGATCAATACCGCAGGTTCTGCTTTATTGATACAAAAACCCATGGTCACACTAAATGCACCATTGGGGCGAGCCAAAGTTACATTAACAGGCCCAGAACTACTTGAGTTGTTGGCTGAACCGGCTACTTACAGTATCACAAGAAGCAGTGGCAATCTTACCGAAGCAGTATTTACAAACGCCCAGTCTGGCGCAAGAGCTCCGCTGAATGTAGTAGACAGCGTGTTGCCACAATTTGTACCTAGTATTCCTTTGACAATTCCCACAGTAAAATTGTCAGCGCAAGGGTCGGCAGACGGCACAAGTTTTCAAAACTATCCCGGAGAAAATTGGTATTGGGGCGGAAATCCCAATGGTGCTAACTATTGGAATAGTTTTTTAAGCACTGAATACTACAGTAGTTTTATCAAACCACAAAATGCTATAACAACCATTCAGATGACCTTGGATGGATACACTGGCACAATCAAAGCCCAGGCTGCACAAGATTACGAAGCGGTACCCTACAATGTTACCGAAAGTACAACATATTACAATCATACTGGTACAATTTATTTGAATGTGATTGGATGGTACCCGTTATTGAGACTGTGTTTGAATAACAGTATATTTGCCGTTCCTGATCAACCAGGTGTGCCAGCACAAGCCTATGCCACATGTGCAAATGGGGTAGTTCAAAGTATAACAGTACAAAATCAAGGCAGTGGATATCTGGCACCACCGAGAATCAATATCATTGGTGAAGGCTCCGGAGCCACAGCAGTAGCTACTCTTGGTACCAATGGTAGCATTGCAGGTATAACAGTGACCAATGGTGGATCTGGATATTGGGTAGTGCCAAATGCCGGTATTAATACGCCTTACTATCCGGTGGCACCCGGCGGACAAGGTGCAATGGTTATTATTAGCACAGGTTATATAGTTGATCTGTTTTATCGATAACTTTGCTTTTCTGAAATAAATGTGTTAAAATAACTACATGATTGATGTGGTTGCCTATCTACCTGCCAAAAGAAAACAGACTCCTTCGGGATGGATCAGTTTCAATGCACCTTGTTGCGCCGATAAACGGCAAAGAGGCGGATTAAAGGTCAGTGATCGAGGGTGGAGTTATCATTGTTTTAATTGCCAATTTACTACAAGTTTTATTCTTGGACGTACCTTGGGATTCAAAACTCGTAAACTATTAGGAATGCTAAATGTTTCGGAAAGAGATATTGATTTACTTAATCTCGAAAGTCTTCGTCATCGAAGTATAGAAGGTATATTAGATGAACGCCAACAGGTATTTAATGCAATAAGCGACATAAAATTTGAAGAGTTTGATGATTTGCCTCCGCATGTGGAATTACTAACACCCGAACATACGGCATATTGGAAATACATACGAGAAAGATGTGTACCAGAAGATTATCCTATAATGGTGCAGATGGAAAACGATGGTGTTCACTGGACACGACAACATGTAATTATTCCATTTACCTATAACGATAACTTAGTCGGATGGTGTGCCAGGATGCTCAGTGGGACAGGGCCAAAATATATCAACCACAGTCAGCCCGGATATGTGTTTGGCACAGATTTACAAAAAGCTAACTGGCAACATGTATTGGTCATGGAAGGTATATTTGACGCATTATGTGTTGGTGGTCTGGCACTAATGCATAATACGATTAGTGATTCACAAGCAAGGCTAATAAGAAGTTTAGGCAAGGAAATAACAGTGGTGCCCGACCATGACGTTGCAGGTATGGAATTAGTTGATCGTGCTATAGAACTTGGATGGGCAGTTAGTATGCCTAAATGGCCTGCAGGCATCAAAGACGCCAATGATGCGGTAGTAACAATGGGTAAGTTAGCAACATTGTTAACTATATTTCAAGCAAGAGAAACAAGCAAGCTAAAAATAGAATTAAGGAAGAAATATCTTATTAAGGAATTACATCAATGATAGATCAAAATATTATCGATAAATCAACTAAAACTGCTAATCAAGCAATTGATTGCCGATGTGCAACCGTATCTCCGGATATATATACAATTAGCAATGTGTTTGATAGTAACTTGATAGTTAAATTAAAAAAATATCTCAATCAAAATCAACTTGTCTGGCAAGGAGAGTTGCACAAACGTCAAATAATAACCTGGGATACCGATTCAGTGATTGAAGAAATCCATGAGGTTTGTAACAATCTTACCGAAAAAATTACCCAACAATTTTTTAATACTCACCTTAACTTTTTGGGTATTCAAATTTGGAAAGATCAACACCCATATTATCTAGACTGGCACTGCGATAATCCTATTATAAATGTGGCACTACAAGTATATATGTTTGATGCGCCAGAAAATTGTGGAACTTTGTTTGATATCAACAACGACGAATTGCTAATACCTTATGTACACAATACAGGATATATTGTAGTTACAAAATCGTCATCGGGATTACGTCATAAAGTTAATCAAATTACACCAGTTGGAGTAACCAGATATTCTGTTTATTCTATATGGAGTACAACTGAAAAAAGGAAATAACTTGTTAAAAGAATACGGACTTGATGCCCAACGATTATTTTTAGAAATGATGCTGCAAGATGCATCAAGTTATGTACGAGTTCAAAATATTTACAATCCTGAAAACTTTGATCGTAGTCTAAGACCAGCAGCAGAGTTTGTTAAAAAACACAGTGTTGAGCATAAAACATTGCCCACCATTGAACAAATTTCAGCCAGTACCGGTATTAAACTTGCACATATTCCAGATTTGAACGACGGACACTTTGAATGGTTCATGCAAGAGTTTGAGTCATTCACACGTAGACAAGAACTTGAACGTGCAATTTTAAAAGCTGCAGACTTGTTGGAAAAAGGTGATTATGATCCTGTAGAAAAACTAATCAAAGATGCAGTACAAATTAGTCTGACCAAAGACATGGGTATAGATTACTTTGAAGATCCGGCGGCTCGTATCAATAGATATTTTAATTCAGGCGGACAAGTCAGTACAGGCTGGCCTCAACTGGATCGATTATTGTACGGTGGATTTAGTCGCGGAGAACTAAACATCTTTGCTGGCGGATCTGGATCGGGCAAGAGCTTGGTTATGATGAACATTGCACTTAATTGGTTACAACAAGGATTAAGTGGTGTTTATGTTAGTTTAGAATTGAGCGAAGACTTGTGTGCATTAAGAACAGATGCTATGTTAACCAACATGGGCACAAAAGAAATTCGCAAAGACATTGATACCACAGAACTCAAAGTTAAAATGATGGCCAAAAAATCTGGTCAATACAGAGTCAAAGCATTACCGGCACAAAGCAATATCAATGACATTCGTAGTTATATCAAAGAAGTTCAAATACAAACAGGACTGCGTGTAGATTTTATCATGGTTGATTATTTGGATTTATTGATGCCAGTTAGTGCCAAAGTTAGTCCCAATGATTTGTTTGTGAAAGACAAGTATGTCAGTGAAGAACTACGTAATTTGGCCAAAGAACTCAATGTATTGTTTGTAACTGCAAGTCAGTTAAACAGATCAGCAGTGGAAGAAGTCGAATTTGATCACAGTCATATTAGTGGTGGTATCAGTAAGATCAATACTGCAGATAATGTGTTTGGTATATTTACAAGTCGTGCAATGAAAGAACGTGGGCGTTATCAAATACAATGTATGAAAAGTCGTAGTAGTACAGGTGTAGGTCAAAAGATTGACTTAGAATACAATATTGAAACTATGCGTATTACTGACTCAGGTGAATCTGCAGATGAAGCTGCAGGAGGATTTGTAAAAAAACCCAGTATCTATGACAGTATTAAAACTCAAAGTCGCATAACAGAATCTACAGATCAGGACACCGGCGAAGTTAGTAAAGTGACTGCTGATGTAAATAGTGCCAAATTGAAACAGCTATTAGGCAAGATTAAAGTGGGCAGTTAACTTATGCGTGTAATTTCAACCAGTGTTTACGGTGCAGCTCTAAATGGCATTGATAAACTAACAAACGACGATGTATTACATATCTATGATGTATTCAATAAAGCTTATATTGATTTTATATTATCGGAAAAAGGAACACCAAAATATATTGTAAGCGATCATATTACTAAATTTGATGAAGTAAAAATTTATGGGCTTCCGTTGATTACAGAGTTGATAGCAAGACAACTTGTTAACAAGATAGAATTTAAAAATAGCAATATGAATACGTCGACATGTTTTAATTTTGTTATTAATAAAAAACAAATTAATAGATTTTTATGTATAAAATTAGTTGAACTATTTAAGTTATATAATTTTGATTATACTTGGTCCGGGGTTGACGACAAGGCTGATATGACTAATATAATTACTGAATTAGATATGTTAGGTACCCAATCTCCCTTAGATAGCACCACAAAATCATTTATATTATCTCCTATTTTATTAAAGAAACGTTTTATAGATTTTTCAACTTCGGTAACAAATAACACAAGTCAAATATCCAACGTAGGCACAGTCTGGTGGCAATGGGAAAACGGAATCGGAGACTTATTTTTAAATTCTGCTATATCTCTCATAACCGAAAGTGTAGCTTATCAGACTGCCGCAGTATTTACAGAAAAAATTGTATTTGCTGCACTGGGCTTAACTTTTCCAATTTGGATAGGTGGATATAATCAAGCCAGTGAATGGAAACGATTAGGATTTGATATATTTGATGATATAATTGATCATAGCTATCAGAACTATAATACTTTAATTGAAAGATGTTATTACGCATTTTCTCGAAATATAGAGCTACTTTCAAATAAAGAAAAAGCAACAGAATTAAGATTAAATTTTAAAGATAGACTACTCAACAACCGTGAATTATTAATACAAAATCATCTGGCAAAATTTGTTGATCAAGAAATTTCTAAATTTCCAGAAGATTTACAGTTAGTAATGCCAGAAATAGTAAGTCATTTTAGACGTTCGTTAACAGATTAGATTGAATAAAACCAATAAATACTCTAAAGGTTTTAGCACAAAATGCAAAAGAAAACGCGAAGTTTATTAGAAGAATTAGATAGTCTGTATACAGAACGCGATCAGCGCCATGTTATAGAAAATCGCGCC